AATACGGTGGAGTTGTCAGTTCTCCTACGCTTGGAATGATTGGTGAAGGTGGTGAACCAGAATACGTTATCCCGTCCTCCAAAATGGATGGAGCGATGGCTAGATATTCCGCAGGTGCCAGAGGTGGTGCTGTCATACCAGGCGGTTCTGGTGCGTCTGGTACAGTTGCAGGTTCTTCTGGTAATACAATCGTTGAATATTCTGGCCCTGTTCTTAACTTTAATGGAGATGAATACGTTCCAAAAGATTCTGTTCCTCAGATAATAAATGCTGCTGCAAAACAAGGTGCTACTTTAGG